AAGCAAACATTGACAAAGACAAGTTTGCAGATTACCTTAATAATGAAGTGGAAACCCCGTTGGAAGAAGAAAACGAACCTAAAGATACACAAAGTGATCGAGCACTAAAAGCATTTACTACAAATTTAAATGAACAAGTTAAAAAAGGCAAAGTAGATCCTGTTATTGGTCGAATAGATGAATTAGAAAATATTGCCCTAGCATTAGGAAGGCGCAGTAAGAGCAACGTGATCCTTGTGGGTGATCCCGGTGTTGGTAAGACTGCCATTGCTGAAGGTCTTGCTCACAACATTGTAAACGGAGCAGTTCCTGACTTCTTGAAAGACTACAGCGTATACAACTTAGATATTAGCGCAATGTTAGCAGGTAGTAAGTATCGTGGAGACTTTGAAGAACGATTTAAAGCTGTGCTTAAAGGGTTAAGCAAGAAAGGTAAGACAGTGTTGTTTATCGACGAGGCACACATGATTAGTGGTGCTGGCAGTGCCAGCAATGGATCAAATGATCTTGCCAACATGATGAAACCTGCGTTGAGTAAGGGCAACATCAAAGTTATTGCCAGCACCACATGGGAAGAATATCGCAAGTACTTTGAAAAGGATCGTGCGTTAATGCGCCGTTTCCAACGCATTACTGTCGACGAGCCTACACCAGAAGTAACATTACAAATCCTTAAGGGTATTAAGAAATATTATGAGCAACATCATAATGTTAAAATTAAAGATGATGCACTACAGGCCTCAATCAAATTGAGTGTTAAATATCAAACAGATAAGAAGTTGCCCGACAAGGCCATTGACTTGATTGATTTAGCTTGCTCAAGATTTAATTTGAAGCTGGCCGATGAACGAGTTGTCAACGAAGCAAGCATACAGTTTGAAATGGCAAAGCTGATTCAAATACCTGAAGAGCAAATCGCAGAACAGGAAGCTGGAAATCTTGCTAACCTGGAAAGTCAATTGAAACAAGAAGTGTACGGACAAGATTCTGCTATTACAGAAATTGTAGACAAGATTCTAGTTGCCCGGGCGGGATTGAAGAGTGAAAACAAACCGGTGGGTAGCTTTGTGTTCATGGGACCAACTGGTACAGGTAAAACTGAAACAGCCAAGGCACTGGCCAAGCACTTGGGTACTAAACTTGTCCGCTTTGACATGAGTGAATATCAAGAAAAGCATAGTCTTTCCAAGTTGATTGGCAGTCCACCTGGGTATGTGGGCTTTGAAGAAAATGCTGGATTGCTGATTACAAAAATTCAAGAAAGTCCCAACTGTGTATTACTGTTAGACGAAATTGAAAAAAGTCACCCAGATGTGTCAACAATCTTGTTACAGATGATGGACAATGGTTTTATCACAGGTTCAAATGGAAAACAAGCAGATTGTCGTAATCTAATTCTTATTATTACCACAAATGCTGGCGCACAAGCAAGTGAGAAGAATGCCATTGGCTTTGGTAAGCAAGATAAAGATTACAGCGATACAGATCTTAAGAAATTCTTTGCTCCAGAATTCCGTAATCGGTTGGATGGTGTTGTTACGTTTGGCAAGCTGACTAAAGAAACAATGATTAAAATTGTTGGTAAGTTCATGGTTGAGCTTAAAGGACAAATCAAAGAAAAAGCTATTCGCATCAAGATTAGTGATGACGCAATTGATTGGTTGATTGAAAAAGGTTTTGATGCCAAGATGGGCGCAAGGCCATTACAGCGAGTAATCGATAAAGAAATCAAGCGGCCACTTGCTAAACTAATGTTGTTTGGAGAGCTAAAGGGCGGCGGGGCATTGAGTATTGTTGTTGAAAACGATAACTTGTTGTTGATTGCCAAGCCAAAGGTAGCAAGGATTCCACTAAGTGAAACTGCCAAAATCAGTCAAGATTAAAGATACTACCAAGCTCTTTATGAACAAGTACAAGTACAAAATTGTACTTGTTTGTCCAGTGGCCAATTGGTTTAGAGGCAATGATTTGACATTTGTGTCAAGTAAATTTGGCGAACTAGCGGACCCCGAACAATACCCAGTCTGGCTCAAGATCAAAACACCCAAGGATTTAGAGTATTGTAAAACATTACACAATGTTATGTTCAAGCTGTCCGATTACGAATTGCGAATAGAACACCCATTAATTAATGTCTATACAAACGTATCTGTTAACTTAGAAAAATTAGCATCAATTGATCCGGATCGTGTAAAATACATCAGTGTACCAAACAAAGCTAATCCCGAATTAGCAAACAATACAGTAATTGTAAAAAAACTAGACTTTGATTACAAAATTTTCCTGGGTAAAACTAAACAAAATCATACAAATTTTGTAGAGTGGTGTAAAAATAACAAGAAGATAAAGCTGACGCCAACAGCTAAACGCAGTTTGTCCCGTAACACAAGTTGGGGCGGCAGCTACTTTTACGTCAAAGGCGATCAAACACTGACCATGGTCAGGATGTTTATGGGTGAGTCAATAGCAAAGATAGAGTCTGTAATTAAAGCCTAAGCCAGTCCCCTATTTCGATAAATACACGAGATAGGGGACTTCTCATGAGTACAAGCTGTCCCTGCTAAATTTGGTACACAGCTATGGAAATTAACGATTTATTACCCGCAGATTCTAACAAGAAGCAATTAGGCTACGATCTTAAAGATGATCTGGTTTGTTTTATGCAAAACGACCCTCAGTTTTATCGTAAGGAATACTTTCCTGTAATGAACAAATTTAAAGAATATGTAGAATCAGGAAAGTCGGTACATCCAAGAGCTTTCGAAGGACTGGTTAAAAAAGCCTACGAATCATATCAAAGCACTTTTAAAGTAGAAGGACTAGAGCCGGATCTTGAAAAAGACATGTGCGAAGGTATTTGTAATGCGTTACACGAGCAAGAAACAAAAAACGTAGAAGACGGTCGCTACGACGAGAATTAAGATGAAACTAAGAGAACTATTCGAATCAAGAAACAAGTCCGTGGGCATTATATTCGGTCGATTTAATCCACCACATCAAGGCCACAAAGCTGCCTGGAGCACCGCATCTAAATTTGATGAATGGTATATTGGTACTAATCAAAGCACACAAGGCCCAAAAGACCCATTGCCTTTTAATGTAAAGATTGACGCAATGAAAACTATCATGCCTGAAATCGAAGGGCATCTAGTAGCGGAACAAAGTTGGTTCACTTTAGCATCAATGGTTTACAAAAATCACGGTGCTGTGACGCTACATGTTGTAACTGATGAAAACGATTCAAAAGTATTTGTGCCAGCATTACAAAAGTCTAATGGTAAAGAAGGTCCTCACGGCTATTACAAGTTTAGAGACATTGTGTGGGAACCAGCGGCACGTATATCCAGCGCAACAGATTTACGTGCAGCAGTAGCAGCCAATGACCGAGCAGCATTTGAACGTGCTGCTGGAGTTCCTGCTGATACTCGTGTTGCTGGTCGTCCTTTCTTTGACGTTGTTAAACATTTCTTAACTCCATACTTGGATCAGGCGGCGGCCAAGGAAGCTGACAAGGCCAGCAAGGCCAAACTAAAAGCAGATAAAGAAAAAGCTAAACCTGTAAAGAAAACAAAAGAACCTGAGCGAGACATGTCGGAGACTGCTCGCATGAGTGCTGCCGCTAAACTAAGTAAAGCATGGGATCGTCAACAAGCTAAAAGTGCGGCAAGTCGCAAGCGTGGACAGGAATTGTTAAATCCTCCTAAGAAAGAAGAACCTAAGACGCAGCCAGTTAGCGAAAAGTTTCACATATTCAAAAGATTTAAAAAGACAAGGAAATAATAATGGAAGAATTACAAAAGGCGGCTAAGATAGCATTTGCCACTGAATTTAGCTTTTTCTTAAAAGCACAAAACTTTCATTGGAACGTTGAAGGAATGTTTTTCGAATCGTTTCATTCATTGTTTGGAAGGATCTATCAAGAAGTTTATGGCAGCATTGATACGTTTGCCGAAGAACTAAGAGCACTAGGCACTTACGCACCATCTAGTCTACAACGATTCAGTATGCTGACGCAAATCGAAGACGAAACAGAAATCCTAGATAGCAAACAAATGGTTATTGAATTGTTAACTGATAACGAAAAAATAGTTAAAATTTTAAAGATGGTGTTCGACCTAAGCGAACAAATGGGCGAACATGGCTTCAGTGATTTTGTTGCTGGAAGAATGGACGCACATCGCAAACACGGCTGGATGTTAAAGGCCACGCTAAAATGAAGCAGTACAAGGTCACTAGCCATGACTTGAATCGAGACAGTCCTGATGACTGCTATCTTGATCCTGCTGACCCCATACAAGAACTTAAAATTTTATCAGGCCTTGGCGGCCTTGGCGGTCAAGCCAGACTACATGAATATCGTGGGCAACAGGTCAGCTATGGCGAATCGTTTGGTCAAAGCGGCACAGAGAAAGCTGAAATAATGCGTAAGAACAATATTAGACCCGGTGATGCTGAATGGTTCAAGTTATGGTTTAGTTTGCCCTATATGACTGGAGAGCAACCCCGATGAAAGCTCACCAAATCGTAGACGAACATAAAAAAGGTGTTAGAGCCAAGAAATATAATAAAAAACCCAAGGCCTATATTACTCCTAAGAAACCTGTAGCAGGTCCTGGGCCTGCTGGCAGTTACGGCGCAGACGCAGGATACAGTGGAGTGTCTGAAGATACAGATAACAAACCGCAGTTGATGACTGCATTTACAAAATTTTTACCCTTGGCCATGCATGCACTGGCATTAAAGAAGTTGCCTAAAATCAAATTAGAAAAGATTATTATAGATCACGAGCAACCCACTTTTGGAAAATACGATGACAGTGAACAAATAATCTATCTAGCTATAGAAAACAGACACGCATTGGATATATTAAGAACACTGGCACACGAACTTATACACTTTAAACAAAATACAGAACACAGACTAGATGTCAATAGCGGCGGTACTGGTAGCGAAATAGAAAACGAAGCAAATGCTCAAGCTGCCATAATAATGAGACACTTTAATAAAAAGTATCCAGAATTTTTTAAAGATGATGCTGTTGACTTGGAAGAAAACTTTGCGGATGGCAAAAATCCGCAAGACAAAGGTGACAGCAAACGTCACGGAGTTCCAACCAAGGCTAGCATAAGTACATTACGCAAGGTTGCCAAGCAAGGTGGCAGAAAAGGTCAACTAGCCCATTGGATGGCCAATATGAAATCAGGGAGAGAAAAATGAGTTTTGAATTTGAATTTACACCAGAAAAATTAGCTGAGTGTATACATAAAAATAAAAATCCACAAATGTGGTATGAAGCATTTGCTGAACACTTTCCAGCATTTGAAATTACAACACCTGCTCGCGTGGCAGGATTCATCGCACAATGTCAACACGAAAGTTTAGACTTCACTGTGCTACAGGAAAACTTAAACTACAGTGCCAAGGGACTACGTGGTTTATTTGGCAAGTACTTTCCAACAGATGCTCTGGCAGCACAATATGAACGCAAACCTGAAATGATTGCCAATCGTATATATGCTAGTCGTATGGCCAACGGAAACGAACAAAGTGGTGATGGTTGGAAGTTTAGAGGACGTGGCATACTACAAATCACAGGGCGTGATAACTATACACGTTGTAGCAGAGAGTTGTTTGGCGACGATTGTCTAATAGAAAATCCAGATTTGCTAAGACAACCAGCTTATGCCACACTGAGTGCCTGCTGGTTTTGGCACAAGAATGGACTTAACGCTATTTGTGACAAGGGTGACATTGTGTTGTTAAGTAAACGTATTAACGGTGGAACTATTGGTCTAGAAGATCGTGTGGCGCATTGGAATATAGCATTGGATTTATTCGAGTCTTGATATGAAAATACGTGAAATAACCATGAAAGAAAGTGCTACAGCAGGTGCTACAAGTACTGCTAACATAGGCACAGTGGTAAATCCACACATTAGTCCAGGTCCAGCCCGGGGTAAAAGAAGCTATATAGGAAGCCCTGGAAAAAGCGGCACAAAAGCACCGCCGCAACCCAAGGTAAAAGCAGTTGATCCCAACAAGGCTACAGGAGTTAGTTTGTTCGGCGGACCTGCAATAAAACGATAAATATTAGAACAACGGAGTTTACTACTATGCCAGGAATGAATATGATGAATCACCCTCATCCAGATGATCAAGAAGCCGCAATGGCCAGGGCCGATCTTTACAAGACAGCCAACTATAGCTTCAAGCTATTTAAAATGATCCAAGATGGTGACCAACTTGAAGGTTGGGTACAAGCTAAAATTACTAAAGCAGCTGATTATGTTGCCAGCGTTTTTCACTATTTAGAATACGAAATGAAGTTTAGTGAGTACGGTAGCAAAATTGAAAATTCTGACATGTACACCGAAGCTGTACGCAAAGAATTCAAAAAGAAACTAACCGAAGCTAAAGTTAAGTTAGAAAAGTTAAAAGAAAAAAATCAAAAAGATTTAGACGAAACTTTCGATGACAAAGCTAAAGTAGGCGATAAGAAAAAGACTCGCACTGGTGAACTAGAAAAAACATCAACAGGTGTTAAGCACACTAATACCAGTTACAAAGATGACGGCGAATCTGAACAGAAATCAGGCAAAGGCAAAGCAAGCCATGCTAAAGGACAATCAGCCGCTGAGAAGAAATCACAGTCTCCAAAACTAAAGCAAAGTCCAAAGAGTGCCAAAACATGGGGCATGAAAGACAGCGAGAAATTTGACAACAGAGATAAAGAAGTAAAAGAATCGATGGCTCCTATGAATCCAGATGGTGCTAGTGCTCCTCCACCAAAAGGCAAAGACGGTCAGTATCCTGTTGTAACTTCGGGTCCACACAAAGGCAAGCGTTGGAGTGCTAAAACTCCAGGGCCAACCAATCCAACATTTAAAGAAGGCAAGAAGCCAGACTTCTTAGATATGGATAAAGACGGCAACAAGAAAGAGCCAATGAAGAAGGCTATTGCTGACAAAAAGAAAAATCCATTTGCTAAAGTTAAAGAAACCGCAATAAGTGGTGCGCCACAGCGATCTGGTATTGCTGCTACTGCTAAAACTACTGTTCCCGGTATGAGAGCCACACCGCAAGATCTAAAGAAAGCAGGAGCAAGTGCGGCACTTGGCGAAGGCAAATGTAATCACACTGCTAGAGGCAAAAGCTGTCCAATACATGGTATGAAAGAATGTGGCAGTATGTATGAAGCCAGTCATCAAGAAAAAACTACGATGAAGCATGTTAACGCAAGCGATGCTTCCCCTAAAGTAAAAGCTGCTATTGGCAAGTCAGCTAAAGATATTAAGCCAGGTGTTAAAGGTTATAAAGATAGAGCCGATGCACTTACTGCCGCAGGCATTAAACGTTAATTAGTATCATGGACATGAAGAAAATTCTACAAACGCTGGACCGCGTGGATTCAAAACCTGCGGTAGTTGGCGTTAACGATATGAAACGTTTTGTATCTGTAATTAAAGAAGGGCAAGGCCCTTCAAATCGATTGACGCAAGCAGAAAGTATTGCTGTGTATCATAGCAAACCAGTAGCAAGAGAAACTGTTACTAGTCCAGTATTGAATGTGGCAGTGGGCGCAAAGCCCAGCATGATTGGTAAGTATTTTAAAACTGTTGAGCAAGAATTTGCCGAAAGTGCGGATCGAACTAAACAGAAAGCAACAAAATTAGCAAGCAAGGTAATCGAAGGATTAAAAGATCCCAAGGACAATCCTTGTTGGAAAGGCTACAAGCCTGTAGGTACAAAGAAAAAAGGTGGCAAGACAGTTCCAAACTGTGTGCCCAAGTAACACACTACCTTAGGACGTTATGCGTTACTGGTGTGGGGCGGCTGCTGCCCTAGAGTGTTTGGGAGTCGTGCCCCGGAAGGCACACTAGAAGTGAGCATGTATATTATTAGGAATTGATATGGACTTGAAAGCACTTATAGCTAGAATGGACAAGATTGAATCTAGACAGATTTTAAATGAAGCCATAACTATGAAAGACATACAGGCTGCTGTTGGCCAAGAAAAAGACGAACAAAAACGTGCTGGTATTTTAAACGACCTAGCATGGAAGGAAAACCTGCCCGGTCTGTATGATCCTGTAAGCGGATACTTTGTTAGAAAACAGAGTATGCCATCGGGCGATCGTGGGCAGAGTAACTATGACATTTCCGCAACAGCAAGAGAAGCTGATACACAATCATTGGCAAAACTAGGATTAGTACCAGGTACAGCAAAGACTTCAGCACTAGGTGGCTTAATAGGTACAGGTAAATTTGGCCTAGACAAAGATTCGCAAGCTGCCAACGACAAAGCATCAAGTGCTGTAAAACAACAAAGTGCCAATGTACAGGGTAAACAAAGCAGTGATGCGTTTGTTGCTCCTAGATTAAAAAGATTAAATGACCTAGTGGCCAAGATTAGTGGCAGCACTATGGAGTCTATTTCATTCGACGGATCTATATCCCGTACACTAGTTGAAAGTTTTAGCTATGAGTTGTACGAAAAAGTGACACTGGGCACAGGCGAACCTGTTAGAAATCCAGCAACAGGTGTAACAGCGGGTAAGTATCAAAGTGAAGTTGCTGAAATTAAATCGTTAATGGCAGAACTGGCAGATATAGATGATCCAGCTGTTATACAAGCATTAGGTGCCGCACAAAAGGCCGTGGATAAACTGGCAGCGCCAACTGGTCAAAAAGTTGATCCTAATCAAGCAGATAGAGATGACGCTGAACTGGGTAAAGCCATGTCTGCTAACGCACAGGCGGCTCGAGAAAAAGAATACGGTGATAATGTAGATCGTACCGATGCTGAACTAGGTAAAGCCATGTCTGCTAACGCACAGGCGGCTCGAGAAAAAGAATACGGTGATAATGTAGATCGTACCGATGCTGAACTAGGTAAAGCCATGTCTGCTAACGCAGCAGGGAGTACTACAAAACCAGGTGGACAATCCGCAAGTCCTGCAGCAGGTAAAGTAGGACCGGCCAATCCTGGAACTAAAGCTATACAGCACTACCTAAATACAAAACACGGACAAAAGTTAGATTTAGATGGAAAAGACGGTCCATTAACTACAGCGGCTATTAGAAGTTTAAGCGGCAAGGTTAGTACAGACGAGTACGCAAACATTGCAGGATTGGCTTATGCCTATAATGTTAAGCCGGGTCAAGGCCCCGGTACAGTAAGTTTAGGAAACCCAGAGTTTGTTAAAAGAATGACTGCGTTAGGGTATGATCCTAAGACTGGTAATCCAGTGGGTGGAGCAAAACCTACAGCTGGTGCAGGTCAAAGCGCAGGATCTAAAGTAAACACAACTAATACTACAGAATTAGAAAATTCAATCAAGGCAATCGAAGCCATTCTCGCAAAAAATAAAATCAAATCAGAAAGTATACATCCTGACGATGCGCTAGTTCTAGAAAATATTTCTAATTTTACATTACAAGAACAAATGGAGATTTGGAGTCTACTAGTTGAAGCAGACATATATGTGCCGCCCAATTCAGGCGGTCGAGTACGTGATGCTGGCACACAAGCTAGAATGGCAATGGCTCGAAACCCTAATCCTGCTCTTAGTCGCGCCAATGATCCTTTTGGACTAGGAGGCCGATCTGGGTCGCCTACTGCACCAGGTAAGTTAGCTAAGTTTACCAGCAAGCTGGGCGGGGCCTCGGGTATTGGCAGGAAAATTGCGGCGCGGGCTGGAGCCTCTGCGTTGGCTGGGCCTGCGGCACTGATAGTAGGAGCAGGCATGGCAGCATGGACCGCATACGATGTGGGCAAGGCTTTGTATGATACATTCAAGGACGATGAACTTCCTTCGATGGATCCTGCTGATCAAGAACTTATCAAGAAGCACATGGCTGTAATATTACAATATCAGAAAAATACTGACATGATGGCTCAGTTACCTCCTGAACTAAAAACACGATTAGAAAGTGCGTTAAAAGGATTAGATAAAGTGGCTGCAGCTAGTACTAGCAATCAGGCAGCAAGTCCGGCAGCTGGCGTACCCGCAAGTACAAGCGGAACAAGTACAAACACAAGTACAAGTACTCAATCTAAACAATCTGTAGATGGTACTTTACGAATGGGCAAACCAGATGGTCCTATCACATTCAATGGTAAGGTCGTAAACCCTGGGGATCCAGCATATCCAGAAGCGGCTGCGGCATTAATTAAAGCTCAAGGCGATGCCAGAGATAGGAGCAGAACAAGGCCATCTTCAGGTCCAATTTCAGCAGGTGCTCCCAATGTTGATAGGTCAACTTTCGAAGATGTTAAATCCGAAGACGACGAAATTCTTAAACGAATTAGATCAGCTTTCCGATTCTAATAAAGCGCCGCAAGGCGCTTTTTTAATGCCAGTTACCTTTTAGGCAATGTAGCAATTCGTGTCCTAGCAAGTGCATGCTGGATCGTTTGGGTGTTACGATAGTACACTCAGTTTGTTCAGTGTTCCAAAAGGCACAACTGTTTACTTGAAACCCAAAGCCGCCGTGGCCTCTATTCTTACTTTCTGCTTCGCATATCTTTTGTACATCATCTGTCGACTTAACAGTGATGTTAAATGATTTAGTAGTATTACCAAGGTCAAACTTTTTACTGGGGTTATCCCAATCGTGAAAAGTCTGAGCACTGGCCAATTGAGCGGCAAACATTGACAGTAATAAAAGTTTCTTCATAGCGTTATTATACTATTTTCGAGCTAGACAGTCAATGTGTTTGAACAATATTAATTTTGGTGTTGTTGACTTACAACGATAACTACTGTATAATTACATTTTAAGGAGAGTTAAATGTCAACACGCATGTATGGACCTGAGGAAAAAGCCAAATTAGAACGTTTGATTAACGAAGGTTCGACTGTTTTGAGAGAAATTGAAGATCTCAAAGAAGGTTTAAAAGAAACTGTTAAAGCAGTAGCAGAAGAACTTGATGTAAAACCCAGCATTATTAACAAAGCCATAACCATTGCTCACAAAGACAATTGGCGAGATCATGAAAATGATTGGAACGAAATTGAAATGATTCTTGGTGTAACTGGACGCTTGCCGAAAGATTAATGGATTTTTTAAAAGGCATTTTTAATTGGGCAAGGCGAGACTACAGAGAATGGCCCACCCGATTTACATTGGAAATCACAGCATGGTTTATGAGCCTCGGGTGTTCGCTAACGCTAGCAGCCGGGGCAACCGATCCACTGTTCTTTTATCTATACCCAATATTCATTGTACAATGTGCTATCTTTGGATGGGCCGCTTGGACTCGCAAGAGTACAGGCATGGTTGCCAACTATATACTGTTAGTCACTATTGACATAGTGGGCTATATTAGACTTATAAATATGTAAGAGAAGGGTTTGATCAGCCATAACTGATCCGTTGGTATTTGCGAGCCTTAAATCGCATAGGAGAAAAAATTTGTACGTTGACGCATACTTTGATAGAAATGCTGACATTGTGCGAGTGGTAGAAAGAAACAAAGACGGTAACAGAGAGTTCAAAGAATTCCCTGTACGTTATACTTTCTATTACGAAGATTCCCGTGGTAAATTTCAATCAATTTACGGTGATCCACTAAGTCGCATTGTCTGTAGAAACTCTAAAGATTTCCATAAAGAGTTAAAAATAAACAATGGAAAGAAACTCTACGAAGCGGATATCAATCCCGTCGTGGCATGTCTAAGTGAAAATTACATAAATCAAGACGCACCCAAGCTAAATGTCGCTTTCTGGGACATTGAAGTGGACTTTGATCCGGAACGCGGCTACGCAAGTCCAGACGATGCGTTCATGCCAATTACTGCGATTGCTGTTCACTTACAGTGGTTAGATACACTGGTATGTCTTGCTATGCCTCCAAAAGGCATGACTGTAGCTCAAGGCGAAGAACTTGTTAAAGATTTACCAAACACACATATCTTTGACAACGAAGCAGATTTACTAGACACATTCTTAAATCTAATACAAGATGCTGATGTTCTCAGCGGTTGGAACAGCGAAGGCTTTGATATGCCCTACACTGTCAATCGTATTACTAAAGTGCTCAGTAAAGATGACACACGCAGAATGTGTCTATGGGATCAATATCCCAAGAAACGTGAATTTGAAAAGTATGGTAAAACCGCCACAACATATGACCTAATTGGTCGTGTACACTTGGACAGTCTTGAACTGTACCGCAAATACACATATGAAGAACGCCACACTTATCGACTAGATGCTATTGGTGAGATGGAAATTGGCGAAACTAAAACTGTCTACGAAGGCACCCTGGATCAACTATACAATAATGACTTCCGTAAGTTTGTTGTTTACAACAGACAGGATACTGCCTTGTTGGATAAACTAGATAAGAAGTTAAAGTTCTTGGATCTTGCTAATACATTGGCACACGAATGTACTGTGTTGATCCAAACAACTATGGGTGCTGTGGCTGTAACTGAACAGGCCATTATTAACGAAGCACATCGTCGTGGCTTTCAAGTGCCCAACAAGATACGCAGAAATGACAATGAAGAAAATGAAGGTGCCGCTGGAGCCTATGTTGCCTATCCCAAAGAAGGCATACACGAATGGATTGGCTCCTTGGACATTAACAGTCTGTATCCCAGTGCTATTAGAGCATTGAACATGGGGCCCGAAACTATTGTGGGTCAACTGCGGCAAGAAAAAACACAGGAGTATATTGATAATCTTGTAAACAAAGGCAAGAGCTTTGCGGCAGCATGGGAAGGTATGTTTGGTAGTGTAGAATATACTGCCATTATGAATAAAGAAATTGGCACAGAAATTACTGTGGACTGGGAAGATGGTCGCAGTGAGTTACTGAGTGCGGCAGAAGTGTACAAGATGATTTTTGAAAGCAATGCCAGTTTGTTGATCAGTGCCAATGGTACAATCTTCACTTATGAAAAAGAAGGTATTATTCCAGGCTTGCTAAAGCGTTGGTATAGTGAACGTAAAGACATGCAGGCCAAACTTAAAGATGCTATTAAGGCAGCTAATAAGGTAGAAGAAGAATATTGGGATAAACGTCAGCTGGTCAAGAAGATTAACCTGAACAGTTTGTACGGTGCTATTCTTAATCCGCATTGTCGATTCTATGACAAACGTATTGGACAAAGCACTACATTGACAGGTCGTCAGATTGTTAAGCACATGGCTGGCAAAGTTAATGAGATTATTACTGGGGAGTTTGATTATCGTGGAAAAGCTATTATATACGGTGATACTGATAGTTGTTATTTTAGTGCTTATAAGACGCTTAAGAAAGATATCGACTCGGGTCAAATCCCGTGGTCAAAAGAAACTGTAATACAGTTGTATGACCAAGTGAGCAATGAGGTTAACAATACATTTCCCAAGTTTATGCAGGACTCGTTTCATTGTCCTAAAAGTCGTGGGGAAGTTATCAAAGCAGGTCGTGAGCTTGTTGCTAGTAAAGGTTTGTTCATTACTAAGAAACGTTATGCTGTGCTGTACTATGATAAAGAAGGCAAGCGCCTTGACGTAGATGACAAGCCTGGTAAAATCAAAGCCATGGGATTGGATCTCAAGCGCAGTGATACTCCTGAATTTATTCAAAACTTCTTAAGCGATGTATTGGAAAAAGTTCTAACTGGAGAAGCGGAACGTGATGTATTAGATTTTATCACTGACTTTAGAACCAACTTTAAAGTACGTCCAGGGTGGGAGAAAGGTAGTCCCAAACGTGCCAACAACATTACAGACTATCAAAACAAAGAAGCCAAAGCAGGCAAGGCAAATATGCCAGGGCATGTCAGAGCAAGTATTAACTGGAATACACTAAAACGAATGTTTGGAGACAAATATTCAATGGGGATTACAGACGGTGCCAAAGTCATTGTTTGTAAACTGAAAGATAATCCGCTAGGATTTACCAGTGTAGCCTATCCCGTAGATGAATTGCGTTTGCCACAGTGGTTTAAAGACTTACCTTTTAATCACGAAGAAATGGAAAATACAATTATTGATAATAAACTATCAAATTTAATTGGCGTTCTTAATTGGGACGTCAGATCAACCGAACAGACAAATACTTTTAATAAATTATTTGACTTCTGACCTAAATACCTATATACTAACACAAAGGAATCATTATGAAAGACATTTTACAAGACATCGTAACACATACACACGCTCTAGGATTTTTACCTATCATTAAAATCTCAGGAACAATTGAAGAAACTAACATTGAATCTATGGCCGAAGACCGTAGTGTTATTTTAACAGCAAAAACTCACATGCCAGTTGAAGAATTTCAAGGCACGTTTGGTATGCCCAACTTGGACAAACTTAACATTCACTTGAAGTGTCCAGAGTACAAAGACAATGCCAAGATTGAAGTTGTGCGACAACAACGCAACGGAGCAGAAATCCCAACTACTATGCATTTTGAAAACGCCACTGGCGACTTTCACAATGACTACCGTTTCATGAGTACAGAGATTATTAACGAAAAACTCAAGACTGTAAAGTTTAAAGGTGCGGCTTGGGATATTGAGTTTCAGCCAGCAGTTGCCAGCATCCAACGTTTAAAGTTCCAAAGTCAAGCACACTCAGAAGAAACTGTATTCCAAGTTAAAACAGAAAACAGCGATTTAATTGTTAGCTTTGGCGATGCTAGCACACACGCAGGCAAATTCACATTCCAATCTCCGGCAGGTGGAAAACTGAAGGGCACCTGGTCTTGGCCTGTACAACAGGTTATGCAAATTCTAGGATTAGCAGGCGACAAGACCATGAAGATTAGTGATGCTGGCGCCATGATGATTACTGTGGATAGTGGCATGGTTGAATACAACTATATATTGCCAGCACAGAGCAAATGAAAGACGACAATGTAAAGTCAAAAGTCATTAAGCTCAAGGACCTTGTAAAAGAAGTTAATGAGCTTATGTCCGATCTTGGAACATTAAATGTGGATGTTAGGATTGGGTACGTTGAGAAGAAAGGCAACGTACCTCAAAACATCCATATTTGGAGGATCGAAGAGCATAACGATTACTTAACAGATGAATAAAAATTTAACCGCACATCAAAATGATTATGCCTACTTTTTGCCGGCAACATCTGGCTTTTATAGTACGTATATCGGAAAGCAACGCTACAATAACTATGTAGACCCTGCTCGCATACCTGCCAGCTTTGGACCACTAGGCATTGAAGCCATGAACTATTTGAATCCCAATGCGACATTTTACTTTGACCATTGTTTGTATTCAGCTGGACACGCTAACTTAGACTTGACTAAGCCAGATCCAAGCGAAGATATGTTTCGCAATAGAGATCGCTCAACTAGTTGGGTATTAGGCGACTCTGGAGGTTTCCAAATTGGTAAAGGCGTGTGGGAAGGTGAATGGAACGATCCAGTAGGTGAGGAAGTAGCACAACGCATGGCAGAAGCAGTTGCCAAGGGTGTTGAACTTGTTCCACAATTACACCCAACTGGTGATCCTAAAACAGACAAGAACGGAAATGTCAAGTATACTAAAATTGACCATGTTAAACTTTTTCAAGCAAAACTAGATGCGGCACAAAAGAAACGTGAACAAGTATTAGCTTGGATGGATGCCTTAATGGATTACGGCATGGTACTTGATATTCCAGCATGGGTTGGACGCAGTCCAGTGGGTGCCAAGAACAGTGGCATTGCTAGTTATGAACAAGCTGTTGCCGCTACCAAATACAACAATGAATACTTTATCAAACATCGTACAGGTGCTTGTAAGTTCTTAAACGTTCTACAAGGTGAGAATCACGCACAGGCAGAAGATTGGTATCAACAAATGAAAGACTTCTGCGATCCAACAAAATATGAAAGACCGTTTAATGGCTGGGCTATGGGTGGACAGAATATGTGTGACGTAGATTTAGTTCTACGCAGACTAGTAGCTCTAAAGTTTGATGGATTACTAGAAGAAGGTCATCAAGACTGGATGCACTTCTTGGGTACAAGTAAATTAGAGTGGGCATTACTGCTGACAGACATTCAACGTGCTGTTCGTAAGTACCACAATCCCAAGTTTACAATCAGCTTTGACTGTGCCAGTCCGTTCCTTGCCACTGCCAACGGACAGATTTATGTACAAACTGAAATTGTAGATAGACAAAAATGGTTATATCGCATGTTGCCTAGTTTAGACAATAAGAAGTATAGTAAAGATACTAGATTGTTTCAGGATGTTGTTGTACAAGATGGACACTTTAAATCGTTTACTACCAGCCCCTTGATGGATGGCGTACAAGTTAAAGATATTTGTATCTACGGACCAGGCGACCTAAATAAGATAGGTAAAGAAGGTAAAACATCGTGGGATAGTTTCACATACGCAATTATGATGGGTCATAATGTGTGGCTACATTTGAATAGTGTACAAGAAGCTAATCGACAGTATGATGCTGGTCTATGTCCTGCCATGCTAGTAGATGAAAGATTCGAACGTGTATACTTTAAAGACGTAGTGGATGCTATTTTTAGTGCGCCTGATAGAGCAACAGCTGATGCTATCATTGACGGCTTTGATAAATTTTGGCAAGCTATTCCAGGAACACGGGGCGCTATTGGTAAAAAAACAGTTAATGCTAGCACACACTTTGCCAATCTATTTGACGAAGAAGATGAAGAGAGTGTACAATCAAGTGAAGATGGCGAATTTGCCGAAGACCAAATTGACAAACTAGATCAACTAGAAAACGAAATACATCATGACATTACCAGATGAAAGATATCGTTCCGTAATGTGGGCCAAGAGATTCTTACAGGATATAGCCCACAATACCAAAGACTATCCTAGAGTTCCTAAAAAAGTTCGCGGAGAAGCATATAGTATCTTGCGACATTTCCCTAGTGAATGGGATTTAGAACGTGCGGCCATAGGTGCGCCGGATGTGTTCCAAGAACGAATGGAACCGGTTACTAGATTGTTTAAACAATACGAAGAAAGTAAAAAAGAATGAAGGCCTTAATTGTAGGAATGGGTATAGGACAACTATATCATTCCGTATTCACCGGCCTCGGCTATGAAATCGATACTGTGGATTCTAATCCGGAAAAGAACGCAACATTTAAAACTGCTGATATTGTCACAGGCGAATATGATATTGTCGTTATTTGTACACCAAATTTTACACATGAACTGGTAGCAAGAACTATTGCTAACAAGTGTAAAATTGTTCTAATTGAAAAGCCAGGTGTACAAGATGCCAAGTGTTGGTTCTGTCTAGTAGAAGACTTTCCCGACACACGTTTCATGATGGTTAAAAATAATCAGTACAGAGACGAGATTAAACTATTCAAAAGTCAAGCTGATCAAAGCGAACGAGTATATGTTCGTTGGAATAACGCTAATCGTATTCCACAACCCGGTAGTTGGTTTACTACAAAAGAATTAGCATTTGGCGGAGTTAGCAGAGACTTAATTCCTCATATGCTTAGTTACTATTGTGCGTTAACAGACTATAAACATGGTGTTAAACTTAAAGCACAATCACTTCAAAACTATAAACTAGAAGATATTGACAGTACAGATTACGGTGTAGTCAATCATACCGGCACGTATGACGTAGACGACTTTTGTCATTTAGAATTCGAGAATAAGAACATTACGTGGATACTAAGTGCCAACTGGAAAACTAATCTAGATCATGACGACAGTAGTATTGCGTTTAGCATGAGAAATAGTGCCATAAGACATGAGCTAGGATTGTGTCCAGAATCTGCCTACAAAACTATGGTAGAGACTGCTGTTAAAAACCTAAATAATAATGAGTTCTGGAACAATCAATATCAGCAAGATATGTGGATTCACGAACAAATAGAAAAACTATGAATAGAATTTTACAAACAACAGGCAATGGTAGTTTTACTGAAATCGAATTTCATGTAGATCCGTTAACTGAAGATGAAATTTGTGTTCGAAGTGTTATGACTGGTGTATGTCGTAGTGATATCGACATGATGGTAGGAGACTTTGGGCCGTTACCTTTACACATGCAAGGGCACGAAGGACTTGGACAAGTTATTGGAATTGGTGCTAATATTAAAGACGTCAACTTTGGAGACTTTGTTGCCACCCGAGGCGAACCCGCATACGCAGATATTTATAATGTAAGATCTAAAGAGTATGTCCTAGTACCCGAAGCACATCCTCGCTATATACTAGAACCGGTTGCTTGCGGTATCAATGTAGTGGAACAAGCCGCAGGCGAAATTAATAAAAGAAATGGCAAGATATTGATTATTGGTAGTGGATTCCTTGCGTGGGTTGCTTATCACAGATTGATATTACGCAAACAAGACATCAATGTACTAGGGTCTAGCAATACGGAACTGTGGGGTGATAAACTATTGATTGGTACTAGCGAAAGTTATGATATAGTTATCGACTTGAGTGGCAAATATGCGTTAGGTATAGACATCAACCTAAATAACAATGCCCTTATTATTGACGGTGTTGGCAAAGCAGTTAGTCGTGAGGAAGCTCAAGCTCAACTTTGGAAAGCCTGTACTACAGTTCGGCCAAGTCCACGCACTGATGGATTTTTCCAATGTATGAAAGAAGCAGTGTTCATGATTGAAAACGGCTATCTTGAGGTTGATAGTTTCTGGACAAAGTGTTACAATCGTAACACTGAATGGCAGCAAGCGTTTGCGGATGGTATGGATCGTCCAAGCGGTTACAGCAGAGGTTATATTAAATGGGACTAAACACTGAAGAACGACAGAATGTTGTTTACTTTACAGGGTATGAGGTCGAGCATACTATTGCTTATGGTATGAAAACTTTGTTTGTTGTTGGCACTCCTCCTTTAGAGGAAATACTACAACAAGCAAACAGAGACATCGACATTAAGCAAATTTATTTTGGTACTAGTCAGAGCTTCAATCCAAAAGCAATGACACAAGAAGAATATGCGGTATGGGATACAGTTATACTCGGATGTCTTAAAGAAAATTACTGGGTCGCTTTAGACTTCGGTGTAGAACATATTGAAGGCGTAATCGAAAGCGGTTACTGCGAACAAGATAGGTTTATTCCTATGATTAGTGTAAAGTTGCCTTACATTAGTCAACTTAACTATAACGCAACACTCAAACTAGATGATCGTACTTGGGGTGCTACTAACCCTGGCGTATGGACTCATCACCTACAAAGCCTAATGAGTAAAGACAAATTTACCTATTGGGATCAATATACACAGGATACACCAACATGAATTTAATTAATTTACAAGAATATTTCAGCGAGCAAATTTTAGCTGCAAATGGAAAACTAACATACATTCTAGAAGACAGAACAGACACTACTAAACCAATTAGAGTTATAGTTGAAGATCATACTGGTTCGTTAGATGAACTGTTAGTAAGATTAGAAAATTGTCAATTTTTAAATAAAGTTGATGCAGAGATTTTAACTCCAAGGTTCAGAAAAGAATGATTATTAAACAAGATATTAGACCTAACAAAATGATTTGGGTAACCTTTCGTAAAGAAGGTATTCACAAATATCCAGCAGCCGCAACAGATCCAAACTTAGCAACAGGAGATGAATATGATGTTTCGTTTTTGGCTAATCCTCATCGCCATATTTTTCATTTTAGGGTATGGCTTAGTGTCACCCACAATGACAGAGATGTGGAATTTATACAATTCAAGCGATGGCTTGAAAAACTGTATTCTAGCACACAAGGTGTTTTGTCGCTAGATTACAAAAGTTGCGAAATGATGAGCGATGATTTACACGCTCAAGTCTCACAAAGGTATCCCGACCGTGAGGTTTGGATTGAAGTCTCCGAAGACGGAGAAAATGGTTCATTTATTAAGTATTAAAAGGAAAGCTATAATGGCTAAGAATAATTACAAAGACGTTAACTACTTAGAAAACCGTCCTGATATTGTTAAAATTTTCGACGACTTGGAAAAGTTTCACGATTTTTGTCGTTTCGAGATGTGTGACTTTAACGAGGCAAATCTTTACAATCGTAATAGTCAAATTTGGAACAATTTCTATTACAGTACTCGTCCAAAGAAGCCATGGGATGGTACTCGCAAGCCGCGTGGCGAATTTAATCGAAGCGGTGGAAATAACAACTATCGCGGTCCACGCAATGAGCAAAGTTTTTCTCGTTGATCTAGAAGCAGTAGAGACAAGGTACACGGGGCAATGGAAGCGCCATGTACCTGCTCTCTTACGAAAGGCAGGACACAATGTCAACATTATATCAGGTCCTACGGACATTCCTAGTGCTACCACTCCTGGCGCATTTCTCAACTTTGGCGGCACTAATATATACAAGGCTAGTCAAGTGGAGCAGATGGGTCGCTTATTTTGCTCCGGATCAGTTAGCCCTGGTGATCATTTTATATTTACTGATGCTTGGCACCCTGGCGTCATCAATCTCAAATACATGAGTGAACTGCTGGGCATTCCGGTAGTTACACATGGTTTATGGCATGCTGGATCATATGATCCACAAGATTTTTTAGGACGTCTTGTTGGTAAGAGGAAATGGGTAAGACATGCTGAGAAGAGTTTTTTCCACGCATTTGATCACAACTATTTTGCTACCAAGTTCCATATTGATATGTTTGTAGATAACTTATTAGAAGATGGTTATAAAACAGAAAATCCGTGGCACGAAGAGGATAAGTCTGATTTAATTACCGATGGAAAGATTGTGCGAACAGGCTGGCCCATGGAGTATATGCAAGATACTTTGGACAACTACTGGACTACGCCCAAGCGTGATCTAATTTTGTTTCCTCATCGCATTGCTCCGGAGAAGCAAGTTGACATTTTTCGTGACTTGGCTACGCACCTACCTCAATACGAATTTGTCGTTTGTCAAGATCAGCAACTAGACAAACATGAATATCACAAACTGTTAGGTCGTGCTAAAATAGTGTTTAGTGCAAATCTTCAAGAGACGCTGGGCATTAGCTGGTACGAAGGTGCTGTGGTAGGTGCCATTCCTATGGTGCCGGATAGATTAAGCTACAGCGAGATGGCATTTGACACATTCAAGTATCCTAGTGAGTGGACTGAAAGTTTTGAAGCATACGACTTCGCAAGACCTTCAGTGTGTAATAAAATCATACAGTATATGAATCATTACGAACAGTTTTTGCCACAATTAAAAAAACAAACAGAGGTATTACATGAGCAATTCTTCTCAGCAACAGAACTTATTAAGCGACTTGCCAACTGAGTCTTTTATAGCATTGGGAGACACGTTTACTATAGAGTTACCTTCTGATTTACACGCATCGTCTGGTTATTATATTGATACAAATATGAACACTATATCAATAACTGGCAGTGGAAGTGGGGTTACATATACAACGTTATCTAGCGATACTATTACACTTAACACCGATTATCAAATTAGTTGGGGAAGCTCTGTAGAATTTGTAGACTTGTTTCCGGACTGGCAACGTGTTCAAAATATGTGCAAACAGTATCCTGGACTAGAAATCGCATTAAGAAATTTTCGAACAGTGTATACACTTGTAAAGGATGATTATGATAATCCAAAAGATAAAGAATAAGTTTTTTGCTTGGTTAGAACAGCATGACAGAAAAAGAATTATTATGGACAGAGTTAGTGAAGAGCCATATCTCGAACGTTATTATATCTTCCTTAAAGACAGAAACCGTTTTCCCTTTAATGTGTTTCTACACAAGTTTCTTAAATCGGATCCCGATGACGTACATGATCATCCATGGCCTTATTTTACTTTAATACTGTCAGGCGGCTATTGGGAATGGATTCCACAATTTAATTCAGACGGTCGAAAGATAACTGAGATAGCAAAGTGGCGGGGGCCTGGACATTTCCGTATTTGTAAAGCCACATCATATCATCGCATTGAGCTTGATCCTAATATAACGGCGTGGACATTGTTTATGCCAGGACCACAAAAAAGAGAATGGGGCTTTCTTGTAAAGAACAAATGGATACACAATGAGCAATACCTTGAACAACGTCGTCAGTAATGGGTTTGTTGGCAG